CCCGGTGCAAAAGATATCATTCTGGGCGAATTGACTAAGAGAGTTCACCGGATCTTCCCCGATGCTGAGGTTCGGGTTAAGCCGATGATGACACTGCCGGCGATCAACACTGACGCCAGCAAGCATGAGAAGGAACAGATAAGCCGCACCATTCAGGAAATGTTTGAAGAAGCTAATATGTGGCTTGTTTAGGTACTAAACAAGCACAACAGTTAGGAAATAATAATCGATCGCATCTGACCATGTATCTTACAAATCTACGGGAAAATTATGTTGTAAGGCTTTGCTTTTTATGACTCAGAAGCAAAGATAGGCAATGAGATTATTCTGTAAAAATTGACGATAGCAAACAGAGCAAGGTATGATATACAAGTTGAATTAAGTAACACTTTCGTAACGCTGGAATTATTTACATCTTAAGTCAAATCTAAGGGATTAGATGTTATACTCACTTCAATACCTGAGAGGCCTAGCTTCAATTTTAGTTGTTCTCTACCATTGTAAATGGGAGATGAATAACGTATATGAAATTAAAAATCTTGGAAGTATTTTTTTCGGCAACGGGTATATAGGCGTTGACCTTTTCTTTATGATAAGCGGATTTGTAATCATGCTATCAACTGAAAGGGATTGTTCAGTATCTTCATTTATTTTAAAGCGTTTATTTAGAATATATCCAGTATATTTAGCATGTCTGCTATTTTCTGTAACATATATAAATAAAACATCAGAAATTGATTTGATTGATGCTATTCTTTTTATTAATCTAGACCTGCATAGTAATGCTCCATGGTTCGGGTACGCAATAGTATTCACTGCATGGACTTTAATGTTTGAAGCAATATTTTACATTATCTTTGCTATTTCAATGGCATTATCTAATCAACACCGCGGATTAATATCCTCATGTCTAATTATATGTATAACCACGCTACTCAATTTGATTTTTAATGATGGAGTTAAACTAAGCGGTTATGATGCAATCCCAATTGCGTCAGATGCGCCGTCTTTTATGCAGTTAGCCAGAGTATTATCATCACCAATGTTTTACGAGTTTTCAATTGGTATTTTTATTTACTATTTATACTCAGGCAATGTATTGGTAATAGGCCCAAAAAAATCCAAATCTATTTTTGCAATATCAACAATCTCATTTTTAGTATTTTATATATCTGGGATCAATGGTGGTCATGGAATATTGAGTTGTGGAATATTTTCTGCATTTTTACTCTTTGGATTTGTAATGTATGAGAAAAACAACAAAATCAAAAAAAAATCCTCTTTAATGTTATTGGGTAATATATCATACTCTTTGTATCTTACGCATCCTATTATAATGAACATATTGTCAACCGGATTTATTATGATGCCTATTTACACTATGACAAATGGAATATATCATGTGCTTATTATTTTAATAAGCTCCATGCTAACATCCACTTTATTATATTACTTTATTGAGCTTCCATGTGTTAAGGGAGCCCGAATAGCAATATCAACAATAAAGCCGGCTCGTAATATATAAACCATGAGGATTATACCTCATGGAATTCAAGTTATGGTTGTGCAGGCCATTTAATAATAAGTGGATTACTAGTATCGACTTCCCAGAGTTCATCCAGATAATCAAGCCATAAATTATATTGTGCTTTTTCCGTTTCGTTTAATCGTCCAACAGCGGCTTTCCCAGCCCATTGTTTACTGTTTAAGTATCCATTAACTTGGTCAATCCTTGCTTTTTTTTCTGCTTCAAGTGCAGCAACACCAGCGGCATGCTCCATTGTGGTATCGGTTACCCATTCTTTACCATTCCAAATATCAAACGGAGTGGTAGGAGCTGCATTTGTGTGATTGACGCGCAGCGCCCCAATATAATTAATGGTTAAGGGTAAACCGTCAATAGTTGAATAAACTATTTCTCCACGATGATCCTCTTCCTGCCTCCACTGTACACCAGTGAACAGAGAAACCTTTCCTTTTTCTGTTTCACTGGGTTCAATATCAGTTGAATTTCCAGGCATGCTCACACCTATATTGATATATTCATCAGACCACCCGGTATACTCACCAGTCACCGAGTCAAAATAAAAACAGCGAATATTCCCCGGCTCTTTCGCCAGACCATTTTCATCAAATACAGGTTTCATTATTTGGCCCTTATCAAGAAATTTAGTGCAATGTTACGTGATCGTGTTTCTGTTGAAGTTCTTGCAACTCGGCCAGCATCGAAATACATAGTGTTAACACGCTCATTACCGGTGGTAGCCGTAGCGCTGGGAGGAGACGTTGTCTGAGAGCCTGGATAGAATGCACCGCCCTCACCGTTAACAAGCACACTTAATTGTGCAGCCCCAGCAGTTGCTGCGCTAAAAGAACCAGTAATATTTTGTAGCGCATCGAGTTGTGCCGACAGCAATGCCCGTCCACTATCTATTCCGCGTCCATCATCCCAGATGCGGATAAATTCGCCGCGCATGTCCGGGATAACCAACCCAGTCCAGACCTTAGCCAATTTGGGATATTCCGTGGGAGAGAATGATGCGCCGTTAGGTTTCAGAAAAACCATATTTTCCCATTCATCCACGACGGTATTTGGCATCGCCGCTAAAGGCCAGAAAAATGGAATTCCTATAGGTGGCGCTCCAGCACCGATTCTAAATAAGGCTTCCACAAGTTGATTATGTTTACCTTTTTCAAGAATAAGACCGGCGGACTCAACCACTGCGCAAAGTTCTTCCTGGAGCATGTCAAAATATTCATCGTCCAGATCGGTTGCCGGGGTTCCTGTCTGGGGGTTCCCTCGGGTAAAGCCGTTCTTACCCGCGCCGAATTTATCTTTCTGCGCAGTTACTGTATCTATACGGTGCATGGGTTACTCCGGATATTTGAAAATTACGTAGGTATGAGAAGGGCAAAGCTTATTGAGGACACACTCAACAACTGTGTCGCCCCATATTCTGATCGATGAATCACAGGGATCGTTGCAGGTCATCCAGGTTGTTTCTGTTGATGACGGAATATTGACCTGCCAGTAATACCGCCAGTCCGTGGAATACACCCCATCCGTACATTTTGAAGTGCAGGTAAAGCCGGATCAATAGCATGTTTCAGCTTGTTCATTTCCTGCCAGGTGAATGTTGCGGCAGCAGCAGTATTTACAGTTGCCGACTTACCGTTTTTGCGGGGGATCTCAGTGTAGACCTCTCGAAAGCGGCGCAACTTTGAACCTTTTTGCACCCATCCAAAGGCACAGCAGACGATGAAAAGTTGCCATGGTTCGAGGGTGATTGGCATCCGTTTGAATGCCCATTCACCCTTTGTATGCGGCAGTAACTGAATAAATTTAGCGGCCTTCTCCGCCAGGTCTTTATCAAAGCGGTACCGAAATTTGCGGCTTTTCTCCTGAGCCATGTCGTCGATGTGGCGCTGGCAGGCCTGAAGCACAAACTGGCACACGGGTATCTTTCCCCGCACAACGTTGCGGGCATATTGATTCGCGGCGTTGACGTTAGGGTACGATTTCCGGCTCATGAGTTAATCATCTTCAGGAAGGGGTTGCTGGTTTTCTTCTGTCCGGCGAGCCCGATAAGGCGCTGGCGGCTGCTGGGATCGAGACCCAGCATAGAACCGGTAGAACTCATCTCCGATTCCTGTTCTTTTTTGGCGGTAAGTTCAGGGTTCTTTATCTTTCCGCCCATCGCCCCGGTGATGGAAAGACCATCCCTGGCGATATTCTTTACGGCGCGCCGCCAGAATTCATAGGCCACGCACCAGCGCTCAAGTACGGCCAGATCGGTAACGCATAAAAGCCCCTGCCCGCATAACTCCTTCGTGGTCAATTCCCACATGACAGATGCCATAGGCATACCATCATCTTCTGCAAACCACTCTGGCGGCGCCACGCCCTTAATTGGTGTGAACACCGGTTCATCTTTATTCAGGGCTCGCTTGCCGGGGTTACCGGCCAGTTCCTTGCGCGCCGTTGGCTTGGGACGACGCCCGGAACGCCCCGCCGTTCCAGCCATAAGCGATACTCCTGGTTAAATTTCATTTTTCGCGGGTATAAAAATTCGAGGAGGCGGGCAGTCCGGAAGGCGCGCGGCCGCAGAGATTTGACTTCCCCCTCCCCTGACTGATGATGACATCGATTCTCACTTGAGCCGCTCACGCGCGGTCTTCGCGGCGTGGCACGACCAGCACAGACTCTCAAGGTTGCTGTCTTCATCAGTACCGCCGTGAGCCTTCGCCTTGATGTGGTCCACGCAGGACGCCTGCTTCACGACTCCCTGCCGAAGATGGCTCTGACACAGCCCTTTGTCACGCTTTAGTATCCGCGCCCTGATGACTTCCCACTTCGATCCATATCCGCGCTGCTGTCTGGATTGTCCCGGTTTGTAGGATTTCCAGCCTTCGCCTTTATGAGACTCGCAGTAACCTGATGGGTCTGTTGTTGTCGAACGGCAGCCGCGAACGCGACAAGCCTTTGGGGTGCGAGGCGGCATTGATAGCCCTCCTTAAGCCATTACGATGGGTCTGCCCATGGTGATGGCAATAAAAAACCGCCCGGAAGCGGCTTTCTCATACTGAAAAGCTTTCGATAATGATCACTTAAAGATCATCACCATCCTGATAGGAGTCACGCACTGTTCCAAGCTTGGTTAACCCATGAGCTGGTTCTTCGTCACCTAAGAGAACATCGCAATCGTATCCGGGATACATTTTTTTGAAATGCTTCTCTTTCCACTCACTGACTGTCATGTCATTTTTAGAGGCTCTTTTACCCTGATAACCTGGCATGTCACGCTTATCGCCGCGTACATTCACACCTTCAGGAGTCTTAAACACAACATCAAAACCCTGAACATCCCAGATCTTTTTCTCGACATTCTTAACTAACATTTAGCGCCCTTAATGCCCTTTAAAGTTAAGGTCTTATTATCGGAGGGTCTGCAGGTTTCTTTAGCCACTTTTTGAATGGGTTACTTTACAATTCGCCTGCCACGCTTTGTTATGCGTAAGAACATCGCGTTTAGTTTGCTTATCCATGACGTCAATATCATGGTCAGTCAGGAAGATTGGCTTTACCCAGTCACAAGCAGTATCAACCACCACCGGGACGCTTCCACGTGTCACGCAACTCGTGATCAACATCGTCATCAGGAAGATGACTAACATTTTGCTGTACATCCCAGGCTCCTTTTGTTGTCTCTACCCGGCGTTCTGCAACGGCTTCAGTAGCTGCCGCACGTTCTTCAGTGCGTTGCTGGTTCGCTTTTGTCTCAGCGATGTTAGTACCGCGTGATTTACCCAGACCAAAAGCACCTGCAATTGCTGCCAGGACAGCAACAACCAAGCCAATAATCATTTCAAATCCCATATGACCTCACACCAGTGCAGCTTTAGCTTTGGCGTAACGTTCACGACGGTCTTTAATGCCGTTCTGTCCGCCGTTGATAATTTGCGTGACGCGTTCCACATCCCCCGAATGCAGGAGACAACCGCATAACGTGAAATACCACGCCGCCGAACGGGCCGAATGTCGCTCTTGCGTCAAAAGTTCTGGCGTACTGACAAGGTCAAGCTTCAGCGCCGAACCACATTTGGTGTAGTTCTCACGTCCGGTGATTTGCAGCAGGCCGCGACCGCGATATTTCCAGCCATCACCCGGGCTGTTATTACCCATGCGGTCACCGTAAACCAGATTGGCGATTTGCGGCTGGTGAGCGACCTGCTTACCATCAACGCGCCCCAGCATTTCGCACTGATACGGCGTCAGGCGCTTACCAAATGTTTTCTTCAGCCCGTTTACCGAGTAGTTGAAGCTCTCTACCAGAGAGGTAAAACCAGCAGATTCATGCCCGACTTGTGCAATGAACATGGCCTGATCATTAATTGCTGTGATGCCAAACTCTTTCATTGCCGCATCGATGTGCGGAAACCAGCGCGCAGCTAATCCGGCGCTTATACCAGCCGCCTGCTGAAATTGTGATTGTTTCATGTTATTAATCCGAAATTGAGGCAGGACAAAACTCAAATCAAAGGATGTGATGTAATACCCGCGAAACAGAGTTTGACTAAAGTCGACTCTCCACCTCATTAAAACAACACAGAGCCTCGAATTTTCAGGGAAGCGGAGATGTCGCGCTTCCCTTTTTTATTTCTGAAGATTGCTAATTAAGCGTGCCAAGTTACCCCGTGCGCGAAGCACGATGGCACAGATGACCAGATTGACGATGACCACCATCCAGTGTGATTCATGATAGAGACCAAACAGATACCGAAACGGGATGCTGGCGTATATCAGCACTCCGAAGTAGGCCAGCATAGATATCATCGGGCGATGTCTCGCCCCGTCACGTTGGTAGAACATCAGAACGAGAACGATGACCGCGCAGATTGACGCATTGATCATCGCTGAAGGATCACTTGTTACCATTGCTGGTCCCTCCTCCGCGCAAACGTGAGAGAATGCCAAACAGGCTGCCCAAATCCTGACTGTTGACGAACGTAAGCAACTTAATAGCAATTGCTGCAACGATTACCGCGCCCAGTGCATCAAGCGGCCTGTCGTTGTAACCAGTCCATTTTGAGAAGTACGATCCCAACAGAGGTGCACCGATAACGCCAAAGATGAAAGAAGTGATGAAGTAACCCACCAGCTTAAAGCGGCTGATGTTCACCGCCGTCGCAACGTAGAATACTGCCCCCGCAAACGCTCCAAAAACTACGCCGTAATCAATACCGGTTGCCAGGCCGAACATACTGGCCCCCATCAACCCGCCAGCAGCTACAGTAGTGCCGGAAACAGGATCGGACATTTAGCCCCCTCTTTATTTCTGTGAGTCCTCTCAGGAATGAGGGGAATAAAAAAGGCCGCCAATAGGCAGCCTCGATTAAGTATCATTGATTAAAGATTTTTTTTAGCTTTTTCCCAGTCTTCTTTTAAGAGCAACTGCATTTCGAAAACGAATTTATTCAAATTTTCATTTACTTTTACTGAATCCATTTCAGTTGACGTTTTAATCATATTTTCAGAATGAGTCTTAAGTTCGGACATTATTTCAACTATCTTGTCGTGGTCCTTCCGACTCGGATTCAACATCATTCTTATCCTAGTTGACTGAAGCACTAGTTTAATAAATGATTCATTTAAATCGTTTTTCGTTGAAGACAACTGTTGCGCTGGAATTTTTGCGCGAATTTCGTAAACAAGTCGCTGACTCAAGACAGTATTCTCATAAACTGTAGAGACAAATTCGGCAGAAGCCTCTCGCAAATCTTTTATCCAAACTAACCTATTAGCTGAAATTACTTGAGCTTTACGCCCTTCCTCAGCAATTGTGATTTGAGTTTTCCTGCTTTCTTCAAAATCTCTAAACTGCTTATCCCTGTCTTCGCGCATGGTTCTATTATTGTTTTTAATTGACCACCAAGCAATTGCTGCAGGTATAGCAGAAGCGATGATAGCCCCAGCAACACTCGCTGTAATAGTATCCCAGCCAAAACCAGACTTAGTTGTCACATCCAGATGGGGTATTTTTTCAATAAATAATCCTATACTTCCATCGAGCGGGAACGGAATGCCTTGCCAAGCCATAATGCCTCCTTTTTTTGAGGCATCATAACAAAAAACCCGCCTGAGCGGGTTTATAAACGTTAGACATTCAATGCCCATCGTTAAGAAAATGCTAACCACATTTTTTGAATATTGCAAGCAACGTGCAGCGAAAATTATTAAAAATGTGGCTAACGTGTTACTTTTCGTAATTGTAGCTCCGCGAATGCCTCTTCCTGCCAGCATTTAGTTACCAGCTTATTGATCACTTCACCATAACCGCTGTACCAGGTGTAATTCGTCAAATCAGGAATGACCTTTTGCACCTGCA